AAATATCAGACAGGTATGAGAACCGCTGATAGGGCTCATACAACTGAGCCAGATCGCTTTGGCGTTTCGCCTCAAGCTCGGCCTGTTGCTGAAGCTGTTGCTGTTTTCCGATGTCAAACAAGAAGCCTGCTTCCCGCTGACCCATTTGCTGACCAAGCTCTCCCAAAGAGGCTTGGCGTAAGCCTAGTGTACCAAGTGCTTCGCCTGTTTGCAGTCCGAGCTGACCCAATGTTTGACCGGCTTGCATACCTAACGAACCAATGCCTTGTGCGGCCGCCATTTGACGTTGCATTTGATTCTGCGCGGCTTGTTGCGCTTGCAAGAAATTCTGCGCTTGAGACTGCGCCAAAGCCGCGGAACGGTTTCTGTCAATCTCACGCTGTGCAATTTCAGCACGCGATCCGCCGAAAGCACCTGCCCCCGCAGCCTGCCCGGCCGCTTGAGTTTGTTGAATGTCATACGCCCGGTTGATTTCGTCCTGAACCGCCTGCTGATACGGGTTCATGTAACCCTGAATCATTTCCTGCGTTGGAGCACCGGCGGCTTGTTGGAACATGTCTCCGGCCATGCCGTAAGAACCTGTGATAAAAGGCTCGGCTTGTCCGGGGGCCGCGGTCAGTTGACCGTAGGCATCGCCCATTGTGAAACCGCCTTCGGTCAGGTACGGCGTATACGCGCCAATGCCTTGCTCAGCAAGGTCCGCGGCCCGTGTTTGTAGGCCCGCCATTTCAGCAACTTGCTGCACGGGCAAGGTAATTGGTTTGTCCGCGAGATCTTTAGCCGATTTTAAGAGGCCTAGCTTATAGGCCTCGATCTCGGGGGCTTCGCGGACTATCTGTTCGGTGGTTTCAGTCGCCATTACGCTCTCTGCCCTTTCGCCTCAAGGTTGCGCATCATCGAATACATGTTGTTGATGCCTTGATTCAGGTTGCCGTTACCCAGACCGCGCACGGCATCTTTTGTCATCACGAATTCACCCGGCATGAGCAGTGCACGCACACTGTCTTGATCCGGAACACCTTCGTTCGGCATGATGCCGCCGTTACGACGTGGATATACTTCGCCGCCGTCTGCCGCATACATTTGTGGTCTCATGAACGGGTTACGATACGTTTGTCCGCCAGAAGGTAATCCATACCGTGTTCCAACAACGTATTGACCGCTCGAGTACCGCGGATCACCGCCGGCAACTAAGTATTCATTTGGGTCTGCGGCAATCAAATCGGAACCCGTGGTTACCGAACCGTCTGCATTACGCTGTACGAGGTTTGGATCTTCGACAGGGGCAGGCTCAAATGCGCCACCCAAGTAAGCTGCTCCAACGCCTGCCGCGGCTAACGGAGCATAGTTTTGAATAAAGCTTCCACCCGATTGTGCCGCCGTTAACTCCATTGCTTTATCAAACGACAGTTGTCCGCCCGACTCTTGGACTAACTTGTTTGCGCCTTGGACCATTTCAGAGTTGGTGAGCTGATTGCGCGATGGCGACAGGTAATCGCTGTAAACATCGCCGGCAAAATCTTTTGCATCACTTGCGTAGCCTTTCATCCGATCAAAAAAGCTTGAATCCGTTGCAGTCTGACTGCCGGTTGTCACACCCTGACCTGTCTGAGTTATTCCGCCCGTTGTTTGAGTCGGTGTACCGCCATAGGCTTGGTTATAAAGCTCAGCTTCTGCGAAGTTACCGCCGGTTACATTGGGTTGCGGCGGGATGTTTTGTCCGTATGATCCGGAATACAACTCCACATCTGCAAGATTGTTTTGAGGCTGCATCGCAGCTTGTTGAACATCCGCAGGTGTTGTTCCGGATTTGCCCATTAAGGTATCCATTCGAGACTGATCCGCGCGGATCTCCGCAGGAATGTCGCCGGGATCCACTGGAGTAGAGAAACTTTGGAAGGGATCGCCAGAAGAAATTGCAGACCCTGTTTGACCTAAACGGCCCAGAGGGTTAGCTGCCGCATCTTTGACCCCGCCTACAAAGGTTCCGCCGCCAAGCTTGGATGAAACACCCGTAAAGACCGCGCCTGAAGCTCCTGAAATTAGAGCCGATTTTAAGGCGTCCTTGATACTGCCACCTTGCACCAGTGTGCCGATACCAGAACCCAAGGCTGCACCATAAATAGGTCCGAGCGGAGTCATGGCTAACGCAATTGGTAATACAACCGGAGCGACTTTTTTAAGTACCTTGCCGACAGACTTAAAGGCCTTTTTAACGCCTTTGGCTACGCCGGAAACAAGTTTTTTAGCACCTCTAAATATCTTCTTAAGAAAAAACTCTGGCAAGCCCGTTTCAGGGTTAATAGAGTTTCTATCGGTTCCTACCACATACCGCTCAGGATCTTCGACCCCAAGCTCTTTTAAATGGTTAAAAATAGACTCTTTTAGCTCAGGGCTTTGATCAATTAACGCCTTGGGAACAATCAACTCACCTGTTTCAACGTGCGCAAGACTGTCGTCACCAAAACGTCCATACGACGCCATCCGAGAGGCAACCTCTTGAAAGTTTGCAATCCCCGAATCGCCAAACTCTTCTTTGGTTTCTTCTGCCTCAAGAGCCGCAATTTCTTCGTCAGACATAATGAAGTCAGCGATTCCACCTCCGGGAACCTGCTCTTCGTCCATTTTTTGTGCTGCTTGTGCCATTAGCCTGCCGCTCCACCCATTTGCTCAGGTACTGTTACCTGTATGATTGTACTGCGTTTCTCAGAGCCCGTCCAAGAATTGCCGCATTGCGGACAATTTCCATTCGGATAGCTTAAAACTTCCTCTGGAGTATCTACCTCGTTGTCACAGGTTGCACATTGCACAACGTCACGACTTGTTGAAGGCTTCCACTTTGAGCCGTCTACCATTGTAATCACTGTATCTGTCATGGGGTTACCACCGTTACTGTTCCGACAGCCGTGGTCGCTGAAAGCGATCCGCTGTACACATCGTTTACACGCACTATTTTAAGTACGCCACCATCTTCAAACACATCGCCTTCTTGAAGCGTGTTGGCTGCTCCCGCAGACGGTATTCCCTGAAAGTTGACCAGCGGCGAGCGCTGCTCGGTAATAAAGTTGTCCAGTGCACGACGCAATTGGTCAATGTAGTTTTGACTGTAAAAACTGGGCGCAATGGGCAAAATTGAACGAATAACTTTCCTGCTCATCGTCTACCGTCCGGTCTTGCGTCTAAGCGCGGTGCTCCAATCCTCCACTGTACGCCGGTTGTGTCCGATTCTACCTTTAACGCCAGCTGCCGGCCTCGAGCACGCATAAACAGCTGATCAGTGTAGTCGTGTGCACCGCCCACCAAGGTTTGACGAACCACCGTGCCAGTATCAGATTGATCAAACGTAGAGCCGTTAAAGTTCTTAGCAATAATCGTGAAGTCTACTTCCGGATTTGCTGCTGTAGAACGCCGGAAGGACAGGTCAGGCAGCAGCCGTCGAATCAACATAAACTGATCGCCGTCACCAATATCAAAATCGGATGAGGTAATGAACGATTCCATTGCAGCACCGTCGGCATCCAAACCGTTTTCTTGATCGTATAAATAGTTGTCCGATCCAGCAGCTTGCGGGAACGAACGTTGACCTGTGCCGCGGTCATTCCACGCAGTTCGGGCTAAGTTGCCGTAGTACCACACCTGCTCGCCATAATTATAAATTACATAGCGGTCACATTCGTCTGAGTCGGCAGAAGGGTAGAACCACCACACTTCGTTTTGAGAGGCTAAAGAACCCGCATAAATCTTAAAGGACTGATTCCGGTTTAAATCCGAAAAGACGTAATCGCGTACAGAGCACGGAATCGGTTGGATCCGGCCATCGTAAATATAAAAGTTGTCCTGTCCCATCCAGAAAACCAGATCGTTGACAGAAAGCGCCGCATTCGGTCCGGCAATCCGCACGTTGTCGCCCAAAAGCGCTGTGCCGAAAGTAAACGGAGGACCGATAAACTGTAACGAGTGTAACGAGCTGTCCGTCCATATCAAAAACTGACGGCTTGTTCTGACCGCAGTGACAATCTCAGAGCCCTGCGACAAACGCAGGTCCCCGGCGGTATTTGTGGCCGTGGGCTCCCAATCGGTCACAGACTCTTGGCTTGACCAGCGAATGAGCAACGGATCTTGGTCCGCGCTCCCTACTGGGTTGGCACCGAAACAGATGACGTGGCGGTCGGTGTCCGAGATCATGACCTTGCGGGCAACTAGAGGGACCTCATTAGCGCCCGATAACGTGGAAAGTTCCACGGCCCGTGTGCTGGTTGTTCCGGTCGCATCCCAGTAAAAGATGTTGCCGTCTGCGAGGTTAAAGATTAAATCCTCGCCAAAGTTGTCAGAAAACCACAGCCGCAACGTTTGACCGGCCAAGGATCCTGCGCCAGAGCCCCAAGTAAATCGTCCCCAAGTACCGGCGCCCCAACCCGGTCCGAGGACCGTGGAGTCCAAACCGACGTTAATTTGATATTCGGCTACGACGGCCGCGCCGCCTCCAGACGTTGATCCGAATATCGCGGATCCGCCCGTGTCTACGGTGTAAGTATTTGCATCTGGGACAGAAACAACGACGTGCTCTTTGTTGAGGTCTCCGGTTGTGAGCCCGTCAAAAACGGTTGCTCCAGAAAAAGTGACATAATCGCCTACTGTCGCGCCGTGACCGGTGTCGGTGACGGTGATTACGCCGGATCCTGCCGAAGTGGATTCAAGCGGATCGCTGCCCAGTGTTACCGAGCGGCGGAGAGGGGTGATGTCATACAGCGCGCCCGATTCTTCGAGGTACACTTTTTTGTTGGTCGCAAGGAATAATAACGATTCGGAGCTAAGGGTTACGAAATCGTGGAGCTTGCGGCACGTTCCTACAAATTGGTTTTCATTAGCCTTCTGCCACCCACCAAGCTTCTCGACATAACCATAGCGAAAACGAATTTTATCTCCATCGTGCCAGCCGCCTTCGTTCGAGTAGTTCGTCCCTTCTCGATTGATTCCGGGTTTGAAGGTCAGCTTCGAGAGGGGCACTGATTACTCTCCGCCCATCTCAGCTTGTTGAGCGTCTAAATGAGCTTGGTAGGCCGCCTTCACTTCATCGGTGTGGACAGATGCACAGATTGCTTGAACCTCTGCTGTCTCACCTGATGCATCATCCAGTGGCGACACAACGTGACGATGATGCGTGTCTCCACCAATCTTTACGCCATCGTCTTCAACCCAAGTGGTTTCTCTGACCTGTACGTGCTTAAATTCACCAACAATTTCTATCTTCGTAATTGCTGTTTTCTTTTCTAGTGCCATTTGGCTATCTCCTTTGTGTCCGCCTCAAGAATCCACTTGAGGTAATTAAGATGTTACATATGAAATGGTCATAGAAAGAAAAGGAGTTATATTCCCATTCAACTCTGCCGCTGTCATGTCAGTTGCCCCCGCACCACTGACTGAGTATTCAAATGCTATTGTATTCCCTGCCGTACCAACATAACCATAAGCAGTAAAAGACCCCGGAAGATCAACACGACCCCAACGAACGAAAGAGCTTACTGTTAGATAAGTAGAAGTGAATGGAAGTCCTGTAATTATTAAATCTCCAGTCCCACTGGTTGGAGATGTAATAGAAGGACTACAATGTGCTGTCACTAAATTACCGACCTTGGTGTACCACCCAGAAGTATCTCTACTGGCCGTAGTAAAATCTGTCCCAGTAGTTGTGATTGTCGCAGTCCAAGTCCCTTCCTCGTAGTCATCCAACTCATTCGCACTGCCCGTCCCGCCCAAGAAGAGAGACCCCGACAACGTCAAATCAGTCATCGTGGGCGATGCACCAGCGGCGATGGAGTTGGTGTTGATTTTGCTGATACTCATACCTGCGGAACCTCCGGCCAGACGACATCGTCTAGGCTCGTGTATGTTTCTGTAATGTCACGCAGTGCTTGGCGGTAGGCTGTCTGCTCCGCTGTCATTGTCAGGTCAGACGATGCCCACCAATCTGTGTTTGCGAGACGTTGGTTGCGTTCGGCTCTGAGTGCCATCATGTTTGCCTCAGTAGTGACGGCCGCTTCATCGTATTCAACTACGTTATCGTTTGC